AGCTCAAACTCGCTTATTGATTTGTGGTCTAGATCAAATTTTTTCATGAGAACTTCTAATATATCAAAGATTGCAAGTCAATATCTACAGTAAAATTAAAATAAATTACTTGACTTCTTTTTTATCCACGATCCACTGACCAGGGATCACTTGGACCCGACCGACGTCATTATCCATTTTGTGAGAGCCAAGATCCGCTGCGATAATGGTATGCTCGTCGTTCTCAGCAATAACATAGCCCACAGAAATGACTTCGGGAGGTTTAATTTTAAGTGCCTCCTCAAGTGTGTGCCAACCTGGTGCCATTTCATAAGCATCTAACCATCGAATAACATAGAGTTGTCGCCTGGAATTAGTTTCAGATACCC